GTAAGAAGGGTGATTCTATCAACATCCCTGTGCCTTCTCGCGGTGCAGCTTCACCAAAAGATGCTAGCAAGCAAGTGCATTTAATTGCAGATACAGCTACGCTTATTACTGTGAACATTAACAAGCACTACGAATACTCGAAGTTAATCGAGGACATCGCAGAAGTACAAGCTTTAGCTTCAATGCGTAAGTTCTACACTGACGATGCTGGTCATGCACTAGCTACTCAAGTAGATAAAGACTTGTTTGCTATTGCTCAAGGCTTAAATGGTGGTGCTTTCTTAGATGGCGCTGGCGCTGCGTACACTGGTTCTGGAGCAGCAGCAGATATTACAGATACTGGTATCCGCGCTATGTTGTTAAAACTAGATAACGCTGATGTACCTATGGATAATCGTGCAATGGTTATTCCACCTATTGCAGCTAATGACCTACTAGGTCAGCCTCGATTCACTGAACAACAGTTCATTGGTTCTGGCGATGCAATTAAGACTGGTAAGATTGGTGCAGTCTACGGTGTAGATATCTTTATCTCATCTAACTGTCCTTCAGTTGATACTAACCGTATCGGTTGTTTGTTCCATAAGGATGCTATGGTATTAGCGGAACAAGTAGGCGTACGTTCACAGACTCAGTACAAACAAGAATACTTAGGTGACTTGTTTACTGCTGATACTATTTATGGTGTTGCAGAGCTTCGTGATGATGCTGGTATCCCATTCAAAGTGAAGGCTACTTAGTAGTTAGTTAAACGTAGCACCTGTTAAGACAAGGGTGCTATTTTGAATTAATTATTAGTTGAGTTATGCCATTATTTACTTATACGTGTAATAACAACCACGCCACATCATCGGTAGTTAAGTACGATGATAGGGAAGAACCACAAGTCTGTTCTGACTGTGGAGAACCTTCCTACTACGAACAAACATTCTGTACGAATTTCCAATATGGTAAAGACTATAGCTCATTCGGAGCTGATAGACATAAGTGGAACTTACGTGAGAACCATAGAAATAAAACTGTAGGCAAGAACTACGACTAGGAGAATTACATGAGTTGCGGTACACCACATTTAGATATATTTGAAGACTCAACTGGAAACCTTGAATTAGAAAGATTCAAGATTAAGCTTAGAGAGATATGGTCTCGTATCTTAGAAGAAACTTACGAAGAGGGAGGTGACGCGTCTAAGGAAGATTACCTACAGAATAACGCTCTGAGATTTAACGATGAACCTCAAGAGGAAACGGAAGTAGATAATCTAATGGCAATGTTGGAAGACTTACTCAATCCTAAGGAGGAATTGGACGATGTTAAAAGTGAAGGTAAAGCTCCTACGTACAATGGGAGTCAACTTAAAGCTAACAATGAGAAAGGTACGACTGAAACTACTACGTACCAAGTAAAACATTCAGCAACCAAGACACCTGGAGATTCAACTACTACAATTAAATCAGGTTCTTACGACACACCTACTAGTGGTAAGATAGCCACAAGAAAAGATGCTAGAGTAATTAGAAGCTTTGCTCCTGTTGCAGAACAGATGATAGATGAACTTAGAGCTTTAGCTGACAGACAACGAATTGGCGTTAAGAAATTTAGAGATAGAATTTAATGGCTAGAAGAGGCGTACAGCACTGGAAGAAAAGAAAAGCGATTGCCGCTTATCTCTTTAGACGGAGATGGTGGGATATTAAGCTGAACTTTTCAGATTCTTTTACTTTAACCGAACTTGTAAACATAACAGCACCTGCTACGATTATTGCAGCGTATGCTGATTCCTTCTCATTTACTGAAGATTTAAGATTTAGCACAGCACTTACTAAGACAGAAATAGTAGATATTTTAGAAGAAGTATCCCTGTCGGTGGCTAGAGATTTAACTACAGACTCATTTGGATTTAGTGAAACATTATCAGCTAACTTTGATAAAACTGTTGAAGATACACAAGCAGACGGTGTTACTTTCTCTGAACAACTTGATATTCTATTTAGAATCGGAGAGCTTCAAGACTCGGTTGGAATTACAGAAACTTATTCACATAAACTAACTAAAGTATTAGTAGATGGATTTGCGATTGACGATACAACTATTGTTTTAGATAAAGAAGTTATATTCAATAAACAGAATGTTGTATCTTTTGCTACAGACATACATAGCTGGAACTTAGGTAAAGGTCTTTCAGATACTTTACCTATAGATGACAGCATAGGAATAACTATATTCAAGACCTTCACAGAAGATTTTGTTATTTCAGAAAACATTAATAGTAAAGAATTTACTCTTAATAAATCGGATGGGGTTATTGCAGACCATTCAGAAACAGCGGATGTTGCCATATCAGGCACGTTTGCTAATCGTAAATTAGGCGGAGAGCCGTTTAATAAACTAACCTTTAATTAACTCGGAGAATTAATATGATTAAAGAAAACTTAAAAATGACTGGCTCGCTTGAGATTGCTATCAATGGTGATACAGTTCAGAAGATTCATAACTTAGTTGTATCTACTGGTAAGGAACACGTAACAGCAAGACTAAAAGACAATACTTCAGATGGTGCTATGTCTCACATGGCTATCGGCACAGGTTCTACTGCTGCTGCTGATGCTGATACAGCTTTAGGAACAGAAGCTGTACGTACTGCTTTTGATTCCGCAGCTGATACTTCTGGTACTAATACTATTAAGTTTATAACTACTTTTGCTGCTGTAGGTTCAGGTTCAGCTGTAGCTATAACCGAAGCTGGTATTTTCAATGCTTCGTCTACAGGTACTATGTTGGCTAGAACTGTATTCGGTGCTGTGAATAAAGGTTCTACAGACGTAATGACTATTACTTGGACTATTACTGTATCTTAATATAAATATATAGGAGAGCTTTATGGGTGTTAAATTTACTAACAATGCCTCAACGACATTAACTAGTGCTGTAGCTATAAATGATACAACTATTAGTGTAGCTGATGCTTCAAGCTTTCCTGATATTTCAAGTTCAGGTTATTACTATGTAACTATCGGCTCTGAAGTTATTAAGGTTACTTCTATTAGTGGAACTACGTTGACTATTGTTGCTGCTACCGCTGTTCACACCAGTGGCAGTGGTGTTGAGATAAGAGTAGCTGCTGAAATATTAGAAGATATAAGGACTGAGACTACTAATAGAGCAATCAGTGATTCTACTTCTACTACAAGTTCAGTAATCAACGCTTCAAGTACAGCAGTTAAGGCAGCTTATGATGTAGGTAATCACTCACATCCATATGAAGCTGCGGATGCTACTATTCTAAAAGAGTCTGAGATTGTAGATAATTTAACTTCTACAAGTACATCAGCGCCATTAAGCGCTAATCAAGGTAAAACACTAAAGACAAGTTTAGATACTAAAGCATCAACAGGTAAAGCCATTGCTATGGCTATGGTATTCGGATAAGGAGAATAAAATATGGCAAACCCAAACATTGTAAACGTAGCAACCATTAGTGGTAAGACACTCGGTGCAGCTTTAACTACATCTACAGCACCATTAGTAACAAATACTGCTTCAAGTGGAAAGATATTTAAAATTAATTCAGTTTATATTTCAAATATAGATGGCACTACTGCTGCTGCTGCAACATTAACATTTTACGATGCTAGTGCTACAACCACATATCACGTTGTTAAAACAGTTTCTGTACCAGCTGACTCAACCTTAGTTGCTATCAGTAAGAACGAAGCGATTTATCTGGAAGAAGGTGACAAAATATCAGGATTTGCTGACGCAACTGGTGACTTAGAAGTTGTTATTTCATACGAAGAGATTAGCTAATGAATAGAAAAAGCGGTGGTTTGATAGGTAAGAAGGTTGTAATTACACCTACTGATGGTAGCCCTGATGCCTCCGCTTCGGGTATCTGGACACTTCAAGATGTTGCAGATTATGAGGCAGCTGGTACTTTCCCTCAACCAGATGTTCCACCTATTGCTACAGAAATTGCAGCTAATGTAACAATGCAAGCAACTGAGACACAAGATTTAGCAGTGACTTTCAGTGGTGCTTCTGACCCAGATGGTGATACTATCTTTGATTGGACTATTACAGAAAGCTCTGGTTCTTTATCATTAACACCAAGTTCTTTTACAAATGTCAGTTCAGCTACTACTACTTTCACAGCAGGTGAAGTAAGTGCAGATACCCCAATAACAGTTACAGTTACAGTAACAGACCAGTATGGTTTATCAGCTTCTAAAAACTTTACCTTTACTATTATTAACGACACTTCACCTGTAGCTGATGGTGGTACTATTGCAGTAGCGAGTTTGGAAGAAGGTGCTGCGTACAGTGTAGATTGTAAGAATAACTTCACTGATGATAATGGTGATGGTAACTTAACCTTTAGTTTAGCTTCTGGAACATTGCCAGTAGGTGCTTCACTAAACACTTCAACTGGTGTCATATCTGATAGTGCTATAAACGTAGTATCAGGTAACACTGGAACAGTCACTTATTCATATTCTATTACGGCAACAGATAGTCCGAAGGGACAAACAGCCACACAAGCTTATTCATCTCCAGTAACTAAACAACCTATTAATGCTGTCTGGAGTTCTTGGGGTTCTTGGGGTAGTTGTTCAGTATCGTGTGGTGGCGGTACACAATCGAGTTCAAGAACGTGTACTGAGCAATTATATGGCGGTACAACTTGTGCTAATACTGATGGCGGTAACTCTTCCAGAAGTCAGGCTTGTAATACACAATCTTGTGCAACAATTCTAAGCATTACTAGTAGTACTAATAATTATGATATTTCGTCTGTTGTATCTAATCAGAATTTAGATGTTATCTTAACTATTAACTCTGGTGTTACAGTAGGCTCAACATCAACAAGTGTGCCAGCTATGAAAACTGGTACTGGATGGGGTTCAGGAACTACCATTACTATTATTAATAACGGCTCTATCATTGGCAAAGCAGGTACAAACACTACAGCAGGTACTGGCGGTTCGGGTGGTAACGGTGGTGGTTACAATCAAAACGGTGGTGGAGGTGGCGCAGGTTCTGGTTCGGCA